CTACTGCGCTGCTACCATGCTTTGGGGCAGTGATGGGGCATAGCGGGAAAGTGCCTGGTTGAGCAGAGAAACCTGTTCTGCGCTCTTCTCTGACATCCACTTTCCATACACCTTGTAAACCATCTGTGCATCGGTATGCCCCATCTGCGTTGCTATAAAGTTTGGGTTAGCACCAGCTGATAATGACCAGCATGCATAGGTATGTCGTGACTGATACGCGTTACGGTAACGAATGCCGGCACGCTTGATTATCGGGCCCCAAATTTTATTAATGGAATTAACCGCGTAGTGATATCCTGTGCGAGGTCCACGTTTGACGCATTGAGGGCTGAATACGAACGTGCAGGGCTGAATGACAGATTGTCCATATTCCCGCAACTTCACTTCAACCTCAAACTGCCGGCCAAGGCGTGTCAACTGGGCCTGATTCCTCAGGGCATCAATAGCTGGTTGAATGAGATATATCACCCTGTCAGTACCTGCGTCGGTTTTTGGCAGGGTGAACTCATCCGTCTGGGTAAGGTTGCGCTTCACAATGATCGTCCCGGCATGCAGATCGATATCTTCCCAGGCCAGACCGCACAACTCCCCATGCCTCATTCCGGTATAGACTGCCAGTGACCAGAGATTTCTCATCTGCTGGTGGCCGCATGCCTGGATAAACCTGATGAACTCGTCTGTCGTGAGTGGATCAGGTTCCCCTTTCGCTTTCTTGAGACGGTTAATTCCGCTAAACGGGTTTTCCTTTGCATAGCCGTTATCTGTTCCAAACTGGAAGATCTCGGCCATCAGCATCATGTAATTATTCACTGTGGACGATTTCCGGCCTTTAACCTGAGTCCGGTGATCCTTCTTCATTACCTGAAAGCCCGTCAGCAACTCCTTCCTGACATACAGCAAATCCTCAGTAGTCACCGCAGAAACCATTTTGTTTTCGCCGATGAGTGGAAGCATGTTTTTTATGATAGATTCGTACCTACTCATGGTATTAGAGCTGATCTCCATTCTCTTCAGCTCGGACCATCTTTCGGTAAGCTCCAGCACAGTAATTTCCTTTCTATCCTGACCGAACCGGGCAAGGTTCGGTGAGTTTGGGAATTTTTCCACATAGTTAAAATTCCCCATCCTTATCGCAAAACAAACCGAAGAACGCAGTTCGCCAGCTATCTTGCGATTTTTTGCAGTGTCAGGGACACCAAGGTTTTCCCTGACACGTTTACCTTTATACAGAAACCAGATGCGGAGCGAACCGCCGTGGTTTTCGACGCCTGTCGGGTATGATGCATTAGCCATTAATCCCTCCTGACGTCCAGGAGCATTGACGAGTGTACTGCTTTTCATGTTGTCTTCGCACCTGGTTGATTTTTTTTCTGCGCCTCGATCCACTGATCAACGGCTTCTCTGTTGTATATGCATTCGCTCGAAGGCTTCGGATTTCCGTCTGGTGAAATGTGCAGGTACTCGCGGCCCAGCATCCAGGATTCTTTTCTGGCGCGGGTAATGGTTCCGGGCTTAAGCCCGGTAACCGCAATCAGAACTTTTTCGCTAACCCACTTGTTTGGCGTCAGTTGGATAATGTTGCTCATCGTTTTCTCCAGTGGCCCCGCAGCGGGCCATCGCTAATATTCAGTTTGCCTGTGCTGGCAGATTTCTAAGTTTCCGGACGCCGATCATTGCGGTGGCTACGTAGCTGGTGGCCCGGTTAACTACTTCGACAGGAACCTTTACGCCATCCACTACAACGGTGTAATTGGTAACGTGCTTTTGTCTGCCGTAATCGCCGAACTTCTCATGATGCGCAGCCAGTGCAACATCACATGCGCGACGGCCCAATGGCGATTGCTTACTGCGATTTATAAGGCGCATAAAGCCTCCTCAGGCGGGAGGGCGTAACCCCTCCCGATGCAATTAGCCGATGTATTCCGGTTTCATATCGTCCAGGGTGATGCGGTACTTATCGTGCAGCTCGTCGCCAAGATGACGTTTAGCAGCGCCAAGCATACTTTCAGCTTTAGCAAACATCTCTGCGGCTTCCGGTTCGCCAGGGTTTGGAATTGAGTTGATCACTGCCTCGACTTTGTTCTGTGCATCGACTTGGTAATAGCGCTTCACTGCTTTGTTTTTTAATTCGGTGAACAGCGCAGTACCCAGCAACGCTTTCTGTGATTCGATATCCGCACGGATTGCTTTTGCCTGATCAACGGAACTTGCTGTATCAATGCGTTCGCGAAGATCGTCGGCAACAGCATCAACGTTAGCTGCCGACTCCTGCGCGCTGGTCCTGGTGCTAACCTCGCTGGTGATTTCCTGTACGCTCATGCGCTGGACTGGAGCAGGGTTAATCTCTCGTTCTTCTCGTTGTTCAACCTCATCAGGGCTGTACACGCCGAGGATCACTTCCGGGCAGTACAGGCGAGCCCAATATTTAACGCCCAGATAGGCAATTTGCTGTTTAGGGTTTGAAACCCATAGCGGAGAATTGCGGGTAACAACGCCGGAGAGGTAAAGAGGTTCTCCCCAGGTGATTTCAGATTCACCTCGCATAATGGCACCAACCTGAACGAACAGGCCGATCTCGTCCTCATCCGTCCAGCCACGAACGCGCTCAGTGACGGTGTACTTCCCACTTTTACCGTTTTTATCGCGTGTGATTTCCTGTGTCCTGGTGCAGCGCTCCCAGTCACCCCCATAGCGGTAATGAAAACGGCCATGAATGGCACTGGAGCTTGCGATTACTGCGTTGACCAGTTGTGCCTCGTAACCAAGAACACCGTTAACCAGGTGTGTTTTCTGCGCCACAGCGTAAGGATTCATACCCCATTGCATAGCCTGCATGACGATAGCCATACAGTCGGCTGGTTTCCCTGCAAGGTGTGCCGGTACCGTCACCTGTGAGTCTGCCATCAGGTTAGCGAAAGCTGTTAACTGACCCAGCGCCTGAACGTTAAAAATTGCGTTACTGGCAGAAATGGTGTTTGGTGCCTGCTGCTCAGTGGTAATAATATTGGTGTTTTCCATGATTTTCCCCTTATGCCTGTACGCGCAACGCTTCAAGGCGGCGCACATCAAAATCGTTCAGTTCGTCGGTGTAGTCTTCTGTGATAGGCGCTGGCCATTCACCAGTGTCGAAGCCGTTTGCTATCGCTCGCATTGTTTTGCGGTATTCCAGCATGCCAAGTTCCAGCAACTCGGTAGACGCCTCAATGATGGCGACCCAGTGGTAGTTCTCGTCTTTGTTGACGAAAATCCAGAAAAACTGGTCCAGCGCCGCAGTTTCGCAGTACATGGCCGCGCTCAGGTGATAGTCCCGGTCGATGATTTCCCGGTGCAACTTCGCACGCAGGCCTTCCTGCTTGATGTTCCACATGCTGATAGTTTTCAGGTCGGCGCCAATGCGCAGGCCGCCCATATCGATCTCAAGGTCAGGGCGTACCCGAACTTCCAACCCGGTTTCCTCATCAATCCCAAAATAGCTAACCTCGACAGCGCGGCTTGGGTGAGTCAGCAATTTGCCGGCGGTCGGGTGCTCCAGCAGGGCTTTCTGAATGTTCAGCGCGGTGCTGAGCTGTTGGCGGGTGACCAGCACTTTCCCTTCGGTGTTCTCCCGCCACGCATCCAGCAATTCGTCGGCGAATACCGCTGCCGGGTTGACTGATTTCACGGCCTGAATCAGATCGGCCTTCGTGCCAGATACTTTCAACGGCGACGATTTTTGCGCTTCCTGAGCGACCAGGTCAGGGTTGATTATTGCCAGTTGCTCCAGCAGCGCGTCACGGCTGCCGCTGGTTTTAACCGGCGCGGGCAGGGTGGCGTTGTACTCTTTGATGCAGGCTTTCATCGCCGTGGCTGTATGTTTGGTGCCGTTTTCAATGCGCTGGAATTCTTCGGGAAGCTGCTCATACGATGCATAGGTTTCATCTACCGAAGCTCCAAGCGGCATCTGCGACGGCAGGGTGGCGTTGTACTCTTCCAGCAGCGCTTTGATATCATCAGCACTCAGCAGCGCTGGCAGGCTGGCGTTGTGCGCGTCGATGAACTCGCGCAGGGTGGCGGTGGTGGTGAAAGCACCCTCAGGGATCTCCGGCTCTACGCTGAACTCCGCTTCGAGGTTTTCCGGCTGTAGAGCCAGAGCATGTACCAGGTTGCCCATATCAAGCACTGGAGAGCGCTCTTTGACGATAGTCTTCTCTACGTGACGCGCGTTAAAGTACATCAGCGACACGCGAGCATCTTTCACCTGAGTTGAGCTGATCCCGTTGGCGGCGTGGTAAACCTCGTTTGGTACACCTTCATAGCGGCCCGGCTCGAAGTATTCCGGCCAGGCTGCTTCTGGCTCTTCTTGTTGCGATTCCGGTACGTTTTGTTGCGCCTCAGGTTCAGATTGGCTCACAGAATCGTTGTTCTGGTGCGTTTCAGCCTGATTATGGTTCTCTACGGTAACTGCTTCTTTACCAGTACCCAGATCGCCTTCGCCTGCCTGCACCGCATCACCAGCCTGTTTTTCATCACTGTCAGCTTCTTGAACCTGCACATTGCTGGTGATCTCCGGATTCGTTTCTGTGCCATGAGTTGATGAGTTCTGCATTAAAGCGGACACGTCGAAAATACCGTTGCCAACATTTTTAACCAGTTCAGGTTCGGTGGTCGGCTGGTTTGTCTCTGTCTTCACCCACTTCGGATCGTTCGGGTCGCTGATGCCTTCGACATATTCACCGCGCGCGGCTGCCAGTTGTTTACCAACATCAACCGGGTTTTTGGGTGGAATGTTTTTACGTGCTTCGTGCAGTTCTGCCCGTATTTTCTGGTAGCCTGCTTCTGTCTGGCTTACAGGTGGCTCATTCTCCAGCGGCTGCGGGTCCGGATGATGTTCAGTTGTGTCCTGTTCCACTGCTTCAGGCGTTGCTGGTTCATTTGCCAGTTCGCCTGTCGGTTGCGGTTTTTCTTCATCACACTGAAATCTCCCTGTCTCAATATCCCGCAGACATTTGCCCGCCTGACGAAGCCTTGCTGCATTTTCTTCATGGGTTGTTGGGGTGTTATCAGGCACATATTCGTACCAGTCCGGATCGCGAACACCATGAACGGCAAGAAAGCTTTCGCACCACGTCCGGCGAAGATCAGGATTACCGTTATGTACGGCCTTTGGCGCTTTGCGTACCAGGTCAATAATGGTCTGTCGGTCGTAGCCTTTGATGTCGGGAATAATGCCCACTGTCATCGACATTTGTTTCCAGTCTTCCCGGTCTTCGGCGATGATACGTTTTGCAAAATCCATTGCAGGACGCAGGTTATTCAGATCCAGCTCCTCACAGAAACCACAGGCGAGCTCATAGTTAATCGTTCTGTGTGTCGGTTTTTCGCTACGGCGTGGACGTTCTGGCTTATTTACGTCGTCGACAATTACTTTATGTGGCCCGGTTTTTTTAACGGGTGCAGGTTTATTCTTCAGGCGTTCAGCCCATTCCTTAACCAGCAGGCCGTGGTTAATGTGTTCAGCACTGAACCATTCCTTAAAAAACTTAATAGTGGTGCATAACTCAGGCACTTTTCCATCGACAGGAAATACCTGTTTATACGCATTCACTGCTTTGTGAATATCGTGCTCGATAGCTTTTTTGAACGGCTCTACATTTTCTGCGGCGAGTATCAGGTTCTGGACAGTGGTATTCTGAGTATCCATCTCCAGACACGCGATTTCTTTTTTCTGGCCTGTATCGACGTGATAAAGATATTCTCCATCGCCAATATACTGTGCCAGAACGCGATGGCGGAACGGCAGTGTCGCAACCACGGTCAGTTGAGGGTTTGCTGGCGGGTTATGAGATTCCTGTATCCCGTTTTCTCCGGCAGGAGTGCCAGCACCGTCGGCGAGTTCTGTTTCATCTGATTTAACAGCAGAAGCTGCGCCGGGGATAAGTGTCAGGGTTTTGCCGTCTTCGCCACCGGGTTCGCGGTTTTCACAAAATTTAGTGTCAAAGACACCCTCGGGCGGAATGTCATTTTCTACCGGAAAATGTACGCGTACAGGTCTGGCAAAATCAGCTTCATCAAATCCGGCAGCATCCATAGCCAGTTCGCCACGGGAGAGGGCGAGTGACTGCTTTTTAGCTGTACACCAGAAAAAACCGGCTTTAAAGCCGAGGCGTTTCCTGGCACTTTCATTTTTAACCTTGTAGTAAAATGAATATTCTTCCTGCTTAATGCTCATTGTTTTTTAACCTCAGTTAAGATTAAAATCGTTTTGCCAGTGAAAATCCTCTCCGGGTGCTCACTGGTCATGTCTCTGGTGGTGGGTCTGGTCGCTCACCTCAGCATCGCCGGGATGTAAAGCCGGGATTTAATGCAGGCTTTTTTCCTTTGAGGCCTCAGACATCGCCCGCGCAAAATCACTGGCAACAGACAGGCTCTTCAATGCACCAATAACATCCCGGGGGACGTCTTTCACTTTGAGCAACATGGCTGCTGCGGCTATAGAGGAGTCCCATGCCCCTGTTTTTTCATCTGCATATGCAGTTATTGATTTATTTATTGAATAGCCATTTTCGTTTCTGCTTAACTCGTATGAATAGCCAATAACTACCGGCATATTGTTTTGCTCGCATATCTTAAATATACGGCTGGTGAGTTCTTTTAGTTCCTGTAATACTGCTGCATCAGGCGTTGTATTTTTCATTTTTATTTCCTTTTTCAGGTTGAGTGAATCCCTGCCATTGCTGGCATAGTTTTATTGTTTCAGTAAATGATTAATTAAAGTTCATGTGCCATCTGGTCATGGCTGGCACAGCGTTTACTGCAATATTTTTGATTTTTACGTGAAATAAGCGTTCCGTGCATATATATCAGTTCATATTCGTATGCGGTCTCTTCCGGTATTGCTTTCTGACAATATGCGCAGTTAATTAATGTCGGGTCTCCTTTCTGGGTGAGTAGAGTATAAATTTTACGAATCAAGCCCGGCTTTCTGTTTATTGCAGTCTGCTGTTTAGCCGGACTGCGCATCCAGTCGGAACGAGGTGTAATGACAGGTATCATCGTTTTATCCTCTTTGCCTGTTTATAAGCGAATTTTGTTGGTGCGGTGCCTGGTGCCTCCAGGTGACGATAACCAGTTAACCATTACCGCCGACTACTATTTCCACCCACAACATGAAGGACCGTTATGTCTTTTTAACTGTGCCGCGTGCGCTTAGCCGCATTCACCACACCACAAAATTCGCTTTAAAAAGGGCGGAAACCAGAAAGGAATGAACTGGTACCGCCAAAGACTACACACAGCAATGTCACGGGTTCCACTCGCAACCGGAAGCGCGCTCAACCAGGATCGGTGGATTTAACGACAACCTTAGTTAAGTAACGAACGCGCTTTCGTGTTGTATGCTCCGTATCGTGGAGCTGACGCCTGTCTTTATCCACATCGGGGCGGTGGTATACTGGAGTTCCCACGCAACCAGTAAGGAAATATTATGTCTGATACAATCAGCCCTTTTGTTTTTCCTGAAAAAGCAGCTCACGAAGTGGTTCTTGAGTTAATCAGAGCGGGCAAAATTAGTTACGCAAGTGATGCTTCGGATGTTTTTACACATATGCTTAACCACTACCGCGCTGAGAGGGATCGACCTCAACAGGAAGATAAAGCTTCGTAAACGCCTCTCTCACCTCATGAGCCAGTTTCTCGACTGGCTCTTTATCTGCTCGCTGGTCATTGATTTTCATTTTTCTACGCAGAGTAGAAGCTGCGATAGCCTGAATCTCTACTGGAAGTTCTTGCATCTTCATCTTTCACCTCATCCGCTTAACGCCCGGCGGCGGAACGTTTTATCTACTGCGCTTGTTACTTACCAACAACTGCCGTCATGTTCGTATGCCTCAGGCTGGCTACTTAGCCCGACTCAGCAGCGGGATAACTCTTGGTATTGTCCGGCTGTTATCTGGTCTGGCGTTGTCTTGATGAATTCATTAAACACGAAATTGTGTGTAATTGTCAACACAAAATGTGTTTTTGATTAAAGGAAGGCGTTCTGCTGGGCTTGAGGCAATAAAAAACCCGCCAGTGGCAGGTTTTAAACTATTCAGGTCAAGTCTTAAGTTAGTTTTCTGGTGGTTGAGTTGAGTTTTTAAGCCGATTTCTTAGGTACGTTTCAACATAGTCATCAATCTCTTTTAAACGAACCTCAAAGAGATCAATCATTCGTTGTTGCTCTGAGCTTGGTAACTGATTGAATAACTCAAGTAATTTTTTATGTTGATCACTTAGCCATGCCTGCGAGGAGTCCTTTTCACCAAACAGAAGTTCGGGTGGGGAAATACCTAGTGCTTCACCAAGTACAACTGCATCATACACCCCAACATTTCTACTTCCTGCTTCATAGTTTCCTATGCGTGACTGAGTCCATCCACAAATCTCAGCCAGTTTACCTTGAGACAGGCCGAGCTTTTGTCTGCGCCCCTTGAGGCGCATTGCGATCTCATCATTAAGCCGGCTGGCGGCAATTTTTTCATTTTCTTTTCTCATGGCTCCCTTTTATCACGATGCGTGATTTACGCAAAACACAAAACAACTTGACCATGCAACACATATTGTGTTTATAATTGTTGGCGGAGGTTTTAAATGAACAAAATTTCAACATACAGAAAGCAACTGGGGCTATCTCAACGGCAGTTTGCGACTCACCTGGGATGGATACAGAGCCGTCTGGCGAACTACGAAGCAAATTTTCGCACACCCGGACTGGAGGAGTGCCGAAAAATTGTTGCCACACTTAACCATCTGGGATCTCGCTGTGTTCTTGATGATGTTTTCCCGCCTCATGTGAACGATAGCAGAACCATATTAGCGAAGGTGAACAACCATGATCACCCCTGAAACAGCCAGTCAGGCGTTATCGTCATGGCTGGCATATCTACAGATAACCCAGGAAACCGCCACGCAGCTGATCACCCGCGCGTTCCTGGAGCAGCCGGCGCGACCGCAAATAGCGGTTCACCGTATCGAGCGTGACGACGGAACGGTGGATTACGACGCATGGCGCCGTAACCGGATAAACATTTTTCAGCGCTGGCGGAAACGGGAAACGGCGGAGCACTGCGAGAAATTCTCTGCGCTGATCCCCGCTATTCTGGAGGCGATCCGCAAAAGTGCGCCGGAGTTGCATAAACGAATAACGGCAGGGCAGAGCATTGAATACCTGCTTTCACAGCTTTTAAAAAAACCGCAGTGGCCAGCGCGGTACTTCTTGGCGCGCCGCTGGCGGATTTTGAGCGGGAGTGTGACGAGGCCATATATGCGTTACAGGCGTTACGTAGCGGTTATCGCCAGCAGTACCAGAGACATGACCAGTGAGTAATTTTTATATATTCGGATCGCCCTGTAAGGGCGTGGTGAGGTTTTATGCGTGATTACGGAAAGGTGAATTCATCCTTCTGGACCAGCGAAAGCATACGCTCGCTTTCCGATGATGGCCGGATGCTCTCGTTATATCTGTTAACCAGTCCCCACGCCAATATGACCGGCTGTTTCCGTCTCCCCGACGGGTACGTTTGTGAGGATTTGCAATGGGATAAAAATAGGGTATCAGAAGGGTTTGAAGAATTATCCCGTAATGGTTTTGCCATACGGGATAAAGCTACCCGATGGGTGTTAATTCCCGGTTATCTGGAATGGAATGGTTTTGAAAACCCGAATGTAGCCATTGCAGCGTTGAAATTATTCCGTGATGTACCGGATAAAATAGCCATTAAGTCACTGTTAGCTGATGGTATGAGGCAGGCTATATCAAGGTTTGAACCGGGTAAATTAAACGGTTTCGAAAGGGTTCTTGAAGGGTTTCAAACTGTCGTTGGGACTCCAGAGCCAGAGCCAGAGCCAGAACCAGAACCAATCTCTCCTGGTTCATCGCCGAAAAAAAACGATGAACCAGGCGGGAGTTATCCGGCGGAGTTTGAACTGGTCTGGCAGGAATATCCGAAGCGGGCAGGCGCCAATCCGAAAAAATCTGCATTCAAAGCCTGGAATGCCCGACGACGGGAGGGCGTCCTCCCCGGCGACATGCTCGACGGTGTCCGGCGCTACGTGGCGTATCTCGGTAGTACGCACAAGGCTGGTTCTGAATTCGTGCAACAGGCAGCGACATTTTTCGGGCCGGACAGGCATTTTGAAAATCACTGGGATATTCCTGTGAGGGGAGACAGCGGTATGCCTGGTATCCCGGTTTCGCCGCCGGATAAAACCATTCCACCGGGTTTCAGGGGGTGACAGACCATGAAAAATATCGCAGATAGCGGAATTCTGGCCAGAATCAGGAAACTGGCGCCACAGTCTTCCGAACGCGCAGCACCGTTCCGGACGCCGGAGGAGTGGCGGGAATGGCAACTCGCCGAAGGGCGCAGGAGTTGCGAAGAAATTGATCGTCAGAATCGTCAGGCGAGGGCAGAAAAAATCTTCGGTCGGGCCGGGATTCAACGGCTGCATCGCGGATGCTCGTTCGCAAATTACCGGATACAGAACGACGGCCAGCGCCATGCACTCAGTCAGGCTAAATCCATTGCTGGTGAACTGGATACTGGCTGCACGAACTTCGTGTTCAGCGGGAATCCCGGTACCGGAAAAAATCATCTGGCCGCTGCCATTGGCAATCGTCTGATGAATGCCGGACGTAGTGTGATTGTTATCACCGTCGCCGATGTGATGAGTGCGCTTCATGCCAGCTACGATGACGGGAAATCCGGTGAGAAATTCCTGCGGGAATTGTGCGGGGTTGATCTGCTGATCCTCGATGAGGTTGGCGTGCAACGTGAGACCAGAAACGAACAGGTAACGCTGAACCAGATTATCGATCGCCGGACGGCATCCCTGCGCAGCGTCGGAATGCTGACAAACCTTAACCATGAAGCACTGTCGAAGCTGGCTGGTCAGCGTGTAATGGACAGAATGACCATGAATGGCGGGCGGTGGGTGAATTTTGACTGGGGGAGCTGGCGCCCGAACGTCAGCTATCTCAGGGCGGTGAAATAATTTTCCGGAGGGTTTTCATGAGCAGAAATTACACACCGGCGCAGAAAGCTGAAATACAGAAGCGCCTGACGGAACTGGTGCGAACACATGGTCGGATGACGTTTGGAGAGCTGCGGAAGATAACGGGGTTAACTATTTTTACAGCCCGTCACTACCTGGAAAAGGCGGAAAGTTGTGGGGATCTGTATCAGGCCGGGAGAAGCGGTATTTTTCCTTCGGAACAGGCTTTCCTGCTTTGGAAGCAGAAACGTGAAGATGCCAGGATTACCCGCTTTCTGAAAACACCGGAGGGTGTGGTGCGTTCCTACGACCGGACCAGAAACGTTATCTGTACGGAGTGCCGGAACAGCGTGACGATGCAAAGGGTACTGGCATTTTATCGGGGAAATTACCGGGAGGCGAAATCTGAATGA